ATCCGCAGATTGATCATAGAGCCGATCCATTGCGACAACAGACTTACCCAAAGATTTAACCTTAGCTAACTCAGCATCATCAAAGGCGTGTTTAGCGATTAAAATAGAAGCCTGAACCTCTGCGACTATTTCCTCATTGTTTGCGCTAAATTCACGGCTGAAATCTTCTAATCTAATGACTCCATCCTTAAGTGCTAGAGCTTGGTCAAAACCAAACTTATTCTTTAGAACGTCACCAACCTTTTGTAATTCGTCTTTGAGTAAATCGACACCAAAAAATGTAGAGTTTTCATCAAAGCCGCCTAGAAAACTGGTAGCTACACCGCCAACCGATCCTAGTTGCACCTGAGTATTCCGCCCCGCCTTAGTCGCGTCATCAACCGCCCTTAGCTGATCTTCGCCTAGCTCTTGTGGTGTTCTTGCGCCGCTTCCAATAGCCAACACAGCAGCCGCCGCTAATGCCGCCCATCCCCAGCCGGGTATTGCCGCAATAGCCGAACTTATCCCGCCACCGCCCAAATTGCCAGCATAAACGCCGCCGCCTATTGTCTTGCCTACACCCAACCCTAACTTAGTGCCGAACATCTTAAATGCTGTTGTGGCTGTGCTTATGGCTGTGCTTAAAGTGCCTAAACCGCCACCACCTGAGCCACCGCCGCCAGACTTGCCGCCAAATAGCTCGCCTATGCCATCGAATAAACCAGTGCCTCCAAACTTGTTGCCTTCTGTCAGAAAACTAATCATTTTTTTGAAAGCGTTAGACACTAATAATTGCGTGATCTGCGCGAGAATAGACGCGATCATGTCCTTAACTATGTCTTTGACCGAATCGCCGAAGTTATCCCATCCATCCAAACCATCACGAAAGAAGGTTTGCATCGAGTCGAAAATCTTACGGTTTGCATCTTCCCATGCGTCAGAAACGATGTTGTTGCTTTTAACTAGGTCATCGTTTTTTTCAATAACCCCATCAATAACGCCCTTGCTCTTTTTGTACTCTTCCCATGTGAGCTTGGTTGCTTCTACTAATTTAAGCTGCGATACAATCGTGTCGTCTGAAGACTCCCCCTGCTCAACTGTAGCTTTTGTTGTTTGCTTGGTTGCAATCTCAAACTCTGCCATTTCATCAGTAATAGTGATGATTGATTTTATCGCATTGTCTTTAGTGGCTTTTAATGCCTTGATTTTTGCGTTGTAAGTTTGGGTAGCCGTTTGAGCGCCCTTGATGTTCTTTATAACGCCATCAAGACCGTCAGCCATATCATCAAAGCCAGCGAACCTCAGCCCTTTAGCTATTGACTCGAAAAGACCCGCGAAGTGCTTGCGAATAACGTCAATTGATTTAACAAAGGACATTTTTATAAATGCCGCAGATACGCCAAAGCCATACTTTAGTTTTTCGATAGAGACAAGCACACCGCGAACCATTGCGATGCCAACCAGCCTAGAGTTATTAAAGGCGAAACTTAATTCGTTGCCTACAACCCCCGCTAAGTCTTTAAACCATCCAATAGCGTCAGAAACTGCGTTATTAGTTAGAACGTCAAAGAAGCCAACAACTGAACCAATAAGGCTGTCAGCAAAAGCAACAGAAAGGTCAAACGCGCCAACGGCTAAGAGTTGAATGCCCTTGAGTGCTGTACCTAGAACGGTGACAACAGGGGATAGAACATCTAAAAGAAATTGAAAGGAATCGACAAGGAAGGTTATTGCAGGGCTAAGCGCATCGCCAATAGTCAAAGCCATATCTTTAAGGCTTGCCATTGCTTTGTTGAACTTAACCGTGAGGGTGTCAGACATAATAGCGACAGCTTCATCGGTAGACCCCGCGCTGTTTTTAACTAGATCTAGGATGTTGGCAAAGTCGCCAGCTTTAGCACCCGCTAGAGGCATGATCGCCTGGACAGCCTCAATACTCCCGAATAGCTTGGCTAGCTGCTCCTCGCTTCCGCCTGTCTTGGTTGCTACCTCTTGAATGAAGCCTGAGAAGCCTTGCGCCTTTAGTCCGGCTACTGAAAAGTTAATGCCTAAATCTGCGGCTAGGTCTGCCGCTTCTTTGGAGGGTTTTAATACATTTGATAGCGCCGCCTTTACTTGAGTGACAGCCTCTACAGTCGAGACACCGCCCTTAGTAATGGTCGCTATTGCAGCGTTTAATTCGTCTAGCCCTACGCCCACCTGTGAGGCTATGGGGGCAACTTTACCAAGTGATCCAGACAATTCGCCTACGGTAGTCTTGCCGCTTTTCATTGTGGCGAAAAGAATGTCCGAAACCTTGCCAGCCTCGGATGCGTCTAAGCTGTACGCATTCAATACGCTAGTTAAACCATCCGAGGCCGTTGCAATGTCAGTCACGCCGCCTAACGCCAGCTTATTAGCCGAAGCCATTATGCTGGTCGCCTCAGCCGCGCTAGACGCACCCGCCGAGATTACATTGTAAAAAGCCTTAGCCTGTGCGCTCTGATCAGTGCCGAATTGCTTGGATAATTCACGGATAGATTTAGAATAATCATTGATATTCTGATCTGCGCCTAGAAGTGTATTAACTTCAGCTAACGCAGTTTGATACTTAGCGAATGGTAGTATTGCGCCACCAATGGCCGCACTAAGCGCAGCTACAGGTACAGCTAACTTTGAGAAACTAGCATAGAGTCGCTTCGAGCCTTTTTCTGCCTTATCGCCAGCCGCACCCATACGGTTTAGGGCTTTTTCACCTTTGACTAGACCGCTAGTGTCTACCCTATAACCAAGTTGTGCAATGTCGCTCATTTTTTAAATATCAGATCATCTATACGTTTGATTTTCGCTTCCATTTCCTCGGCTGTGTTGCCTAGCGGATTTGGTGCGTCTTTTCGTCTGGACACATTTGTCCAGTGAGCCGCAGTGCGCGACAACATAGTTAAAGTGTTGGACTCCCAGGGATCGAAGGCGATACCCATAGCCTCTTGATACGCCCTCAATTCTTGGAACGTATGACCTACAAACTGCCCACCGCTAGAGGTAAACAAGCCAATTTCGTTTAAGGCTTTCAATAAATACTCACCCTCTGAAACATCAGGCGTATCTAATTTATACTTTGAACTTCTTGGCTCATTACCCCCCTCAGGGATTGCCGCTAGCCAGATGCTAACTGCGAGATAGCTTGCGAGGTCTTTTGCGAGTTTCCCAAAAAATGGGTACGGTCAGATATGAATTGGGCCGCTTGAACCGCTAGAAATGGGTAGTCTTTGTAAAGGTTAAACGCTGTGTCAAAATCATTAACCAGCATTTCGCCGTTCATCTGCACACCATCAAAGCGGTCAGTTAATCGAGCAAGCTTTTTATAGAGTCTGCGCTCCATTTCCACATCACTGATTTTCTTACCCGCCTTGTCGCCGCGAGATAGTTCAAGCTCTACCGACTTAGAAAGCTTTGTTTCGCCACCGAATAAATAAATGACCATCGGCTTTCCTTCATCGTTTAGAAGCTTCTCATCCGTATATGGATCAAGAAGCTCTAAAGCTTGCGACTCTTCAATAACTTTTAAGTTACTTAAGTCAGCCATTACTCAGTTCCTGCAACAGTTTCAGTTTGTGGCGCTAGAACTAGCTCGAAAGTTTCTTCATCAGAACCAGAACCGCCCTTAATGTTCGCCTTGATAACCGTAGCTTGAAAAAAGATATTGTCCACAGCGTTAGACGACAAGAACTTACACGCTAACAAATCAGTTTGCGAATCGTAAGCTGTGTTTATAATTCCGTAGAAAGCCGTGTTTGTTTTGTCGTATTTCAGCGTTAAAGTAACATCACCGAAAGCCTTACGAATCTTCTTAGAGCCCACAGGTGATGTAGAATAAGAATCATCAGTGCGAGTCTCCCATGAATCATCCCACCCTGAAAAATCCATAATTTCAGCCGATGTTAGGGCCGTGAAAGTCAAAGCCTCATAACCCGCTTCGTCTTGTGTTGCTGGTGTGCCAGCACTTACGCTAAAGATTGCGCCCGATAAAATATTAGTAGCCATTATTTGCCTCGTTTAAATTTTGTTTCTGGTTTAATGTGTTTCGCTTCTGCCGGGTCGCCGACCTCTGCGTCTTGCTTTACTTCTGGCGCGACAGGTTTGTCACTCCATCCGTTCTTTTTATAACCATCTAGCTCACACGGATAAATAGCGTTTACTAAATCGCCCTTATAAATCTTTACTTTGTTGCTCATTTGTACCTCTCAATAGGTATTGAAACTGGTAACGAGTACCAGCCGTTTGAAATTATCCCTGTGCTTGTATAAGGCTCTCTATCTACTCGAACCGTAGTACCCGCCTCTGTGAACGTATCGCCGCGACTAAACGCCGCCTGTATTACGTCAGCCATTGCCGCCGCCACATTAGCTCCATCGCCCTCTTTAACTACACAATCAATTTGTAGCGTTGCAGGGATTCGATCTAGTCCGAATGTGTGAAGCTCTGAACGCGACCCTAAGACATTAACGCGCAGATGGTTAACGGTAGGATTGAAAACCACGTTAGGCCACGCCACTGGATAACCAAGCGCCGCTATTGCGGTATTTAACGCATCATTCGCCGCAACAAAGCTCATACCTGACCCCGCACAATGTCGCCCCAATTACGAATATTTATTCTCAACATTCCAGTGGGCGCTTGCTGTGAATGACCGTACTCTAGTGGCCTGATGTAAGACAACCCGCTAGAGAATTGATAAGGTTCGCCTATTCTTAGTGACCCTTGAGGAGACCACGATTGACGCGCTCTGCCTGTGTCAACTGGCGTAGACTCAGTGATTCGAGTGTTTAGCTCAAGACAAGCGCCCTTATGAATAGCCGAATGCTTACCCTTATATTTTTTAATCAATGCGTTTAAATTAGCCACCTGCTATCACCTTGTATAAAATGACACTCTCACCGGGCTTAACCGCCATAACTGCTTTAATCGAATACGTCTTAGAATCATCAACTATCCGCATTGATGTAGTAGGTTCTACTACCGCATCAACTAAGTATTTAACATCTGTTAATTCAACTAAACCGCTTGAAACTTCCGCATTAGTAAAGCCAGTTTGCACCGCCTTAACTGTCTGTGATGATTCGCTGTTTGTTGGATTCCACGCATCGCCTGAAGGCGTTAGAGAAACTAGGGATATGTCACGACCTTTTGCCGCAATTAGTCTAGTCGCAGAGGCTATCTCTCTCTCATTCATGCGCGTTGTAAATAAGGGCTAGTTACTAAATGATCTTTGAGTATTCCGTAAGCGATTGGCATTGATAGAAGTAAACTAATAGCCGAGCCTTTAGAGTTACCGCCAAAGTATTCAGTCTCTAAAACGTCAACTTTCTCACGCTTCACTAATTGGTCTGGCTCTGCGCCTGGGTCAACACCTAAACTCATTCTGTACGCTATCTCACACTGTCCGTTCTTATGCGCCGGATAGATTGTGTATGCGTACTTAATGCGAGGGTCGAACCACCCAAAAGAGTTTCGATAAAACGAGTTATCCTCTAACCAGTCCAACGTCTGCATAAAATCAAACGTCTTGATAAGCAAAGGCTCTTTGTCAGCCGTTACCGTATAACCCCTGTCGGTCAAATAGGTGTCAAACTCCGCAACCGTTACATAGGTATTAGCCCCTGTGGTCGGTGCGCCTAATTCGATTACTAAAGCCATTCTCTATCACCCATAAAAAAAGACCGCCGAAGCAGTCTCTTGAATTTCATTTAATCGCTTTTTAAGTCACGATCTTTTTACATTTGGAATTGGCGCATTGCAGCCGCCTAACCCCTGTCCGTTTATCCCAGTCTAGGCTTTTACCCCTGCTAGGATTTAATATAACCTCATTGAAGGCTCTGTTGCCGCATTCAGGGCATTGGATACGCTCGCGCCCCTGCGTGTCCTTAACGCGAGGTTTGTCGCCTCCTTCTATTAGTTTCAATCCGCCCATTAAGACAGTATAAACTAAAGCCCCGCCGCCGTGAACGCCGTTTTATTCTTAGCCTCTAACTCAGCTAGGTTATACACAAGCCCCTTTCTAGGGTCTGCAAAGCCGCTTAGTGGTATCCCCTCCTTCCAGAGCTTATACCGCGCCTCGCCTAGCCACTCTCGCTGAAAGCCAGCGTCTTGACGTTTTAAGAAGCCCTCAAAGCTTGTCGCTTTAGTCTTGCCTATTACATCCGCCCTATCCGCCTTTGGAATCTTGCTCAGAGGCCGTGTGTCAGCGATGAAGGGCTTTTCTATGCTGCTCTTACCCATCGGCTTAGGTAGCGCAATAGTGCGACACCCGCCGGGATGTAGTGGAGGCAATAAACCAGAGCCAACCTTGTAATACTTGACACCGCTACTGTTCAAGCTCGCGCAAATCTTAGAGGTGCGCCCATCAAAGACAGTGCTTAAGTAATACTCGTCAACTTCTAATTGTTTGAACGCTTCCATCTGTGCAACGGCTGAAATGTGAGTGAGCGAGTTTCTAACTATCAACCGTTCAATCATTCCGTTACGCTTATACAGCAAACCATCAGAGCGTTTGGCTGCGGTAGTGCCTTTAATCCTAGACATTATCGTCTGTAGATTCTCGCCTAAAACATAACCCTCAGTAATCGCAGCCCTTATCTCTTTCTTATGATTTGCCGAAATATCACGGACATAATCACGGATAAAACGCCCCTGCATAGGTCTAGCCATTGCCGCCGCATAAGCCTGAGAAGTGCTAATCTTAGTGCCTATGTCGTCAACACCCGAAGCATACGCAACTTGCGCCCCACGCCTTACTTCATATCCTGCGTAGTCTCTACCGTCCGAGTCTAAAACATTTAGAACCGATGTATTTATCGCCGCCTGTAGCTCGTTTAAGCTATCCCTTAGCGCAATAAGTCTTTTTGTTGTGTAGTTACCCGAAACAAGTAACTCCACCTCTTTAGCCGTTAGACCATCGAGCAATTCGCTGATCTGCGCCGTTAACCTAGCGTCAGACCTTTCTAGTAATTTATTAATTCGGTTCTTTACATAGCTCCCGAACCTGTGAGAATTTAACTGGTGTCTACCTATCAAATCCTCTAGCTTATCAACTTCAACCACGCAACCAGCCAGCCGCTAGAAAGCTCTCTAGCTTTTCAGGTTTTACATTAACCGTGTCGCCGTTGCGAGTAACTGCCACTGTATCAGCGACAACCTTCTTGCTTACTTTCTTCTTTGTTTTCTTAGTCATAATAAAAACGCCCCTTTGATATTATCTCAGGGGCGCGGTAGTTATTAGCCCAATAATAGAGCGATTGCGTCAGGTCTCCACGCTTTATAACCCCAAACAGCCGCAACATAAATCATTGCTTTGTTGAAGCCCTTATAAACGCTGATCTCGAACGTCAAACCCGAATGCGGGTCTTGAACGATCATAACGTCCTGAGCCGCATCGCCACCAAAAGGTTTCGCAGGCGCTCGCATAGCAAGCTCGATTGCAGACTGGTGTAGACCCACGTTAGCCGTGAAGTCGTTACCAATAGTCATTTCGACAGTATCAGCTAGAGCCGCCTGTAGTCCAGGCGTACCAATAACAGCAGTACCACCCGCAGCGGTGAAACCAGTGTTAACAACATACTTGTTAGTATCGCCAGCGAAAGTCACAACATCACCAGAAAGCAAAGTTCCACCATCGCCGCCATCTAGCACGATAGAAGATTCACCAACAGGCTCGCCGCCAGCAGCATCAAGACCTGTGGCCGTTCCTTTAGTGTGGCTTTGAACTTGTGCAGACTCTTTAAGCATAAATCCCTGCAAATCCAATAAAGCGCCTTGACGCAATAGCGAACTATCAGCACTTTCATTTGCTTTTTGTAGCTGTGCAAGCTGACGAAGGTTCGTTCCGGCTAGTGAGTTAACAACCAGCGACAAACGCCCATCATTTACAGGCTGACCGTTATCAAAGATAATCTGGCGAAGCTCTGCAATGTCGTTAAAGTTAGAACCGAAGGGAGTAGTACCCGCAGTACCGAAAGCGCGTGAAGCGTTAGTATAAGCCTCTGTCGCTAGGTCTGTCTCGATCTCGTTTGTGATGGTACGCATTGCCTGAGCAATTTGATCACCATAGATAGTCTCATAACCAGCACCACCGCCAGCAAATTTAACATCTTCACCAGTCCAGGGGATAGCTACGCCGCGTTGCTTAGTAAGCGTCATGGTCTTGTTATCCACTGTCTGATCTGTACCCTCTGGAACAGTCATAGATGGAGTCAAGTCACCAGCCGCAACTTGTCGCGTGAAGTGTGAGCGCACAGTTTGGCCCACAGCAGCAGACTCAGTGCCTCGGTTAATTGTTACGGATGGAATGAAACCTACAGCTTCACGCCCTACGTTGTCAGCCGCGATGTAAATATCAGCAGCTAAATCGGTTAATACATTTGCCATTTTTTAATACCCTTTAGTTATCTTGTATAGTTACGCCAGATTTGACTTTACTCATTCGCTCATTTGGATTAAGTTTCTCAAAATCTGATCTTGAAATTATCTTGCTACCAGCTCCGCTTGCCCCGCTTCCAGTAGCTCCGCTACCTTGTGTTTGACCGAAGAAAATACGAGTACTTGGGTTATCACGGAGGTTAGACAAAAACTCTACCCCAGTCATAAAACCGCTTGCGCTAGTTAATGGCTTATCACCATCAAAGGCGCGAAACTCGCCGCTTTCAGTCTTTTTAAATGCTCTCTTTCCTTCTTCTACTAAATACTTTTCCGCACCATCCACCGCTTTAAGCTGCGGGTATTTTGCGTTGTATTCCTGTATCTGTGTTCGCATGTAATTAGATAACTCTGTTTCGTCTAACTTAGCCTTTAAGCTGTCGTTATCAGATTTGATTGAATCTAATTGTGCTTTGTATTCTTGTGCGGCCTCTTCTTTTGCCTTCGACAGTTGAGCCTTCAACTTATCAATAGCATCATTACCGCTTCCGCCTGTTTGAGCGTCATCTAAACGCTTCCGCAGATCCTCTACCTTTTGGTCTGCTATGGCTTTATCTCTTACCGCTTTCTCAGCCTGATCTCGCGCTGTGCTTGCGGTTGCTTCAACTTGTCGATCAATCGACTCATTGATGAATCTAATTAATTCCGGGCTTTCTAAAGCTTCTTGTGGAATCGTGTCCGGTCTTTTAAAACTTGTAAAATCAATAGGCATTATTACTCTCCGAGCATTTATGTTTTAGTAGCTCCGCTACCGCTTAAAAAGGTCTATCTACAATCTCCGCATCCATCTCTTCGTCTGTCTTGTCTGTAAGACCTGAACGCCGCGCATACTCACGAGGAACGGACACAGGCAGTACTTGAGATGCCACCGCAGCATTTAACGCCGTCAACAGCCTGTCGCTCGCCTCAGTAAAGGTAAAATCGGTTGATAACTGAACCGTTACCTCGCCACCCCTACCAGACCATTGCGCCATACACTCAACAGCCGAAGTAATTGCCGCAGAAATTGAATTTAAAATAGTGACTATTGTTGCCTGTTTTGCCGTTGCCCTCATTCGGACAGACTCCGCAGATTCAACACCGTCACCCTTTTGACTAATAGTGACCGCGTACTGTTCAGCTATTAAAAGCTCATCTTGTATCGCCTTTCTGAAAGCCTCTTCGCTCCCCTCAGTGCCGCCAATCTCGCCAAACTTAGCCGATTCATTCTCAGCCGTTAGGAACGCGCCAACACCAAAACCACCCGCTAGAATGGCTGTCACCTCTTCAGGTCTAACGCCTGTCGCATAGGGTGTTTTCTGTCCGTAGTTATGCAAGAACTGGCGATAATCCGCGCTCACCTGATATATAGCCTCTGCTGCATCAGCTACAGGTAATAATGGTATAGGGTCGGCGCTAGGGTGGTTGTCTACGCTACCCGCAATAAATACAGGCAGATAATCAAAAGGTAATACCACTTCTTCGCCTATTTGGTTTTCGTCCTCATCTAAAACGCGAACGTGCGGCTTTCCATCAATAAGCCGATACTCTCTGTATCTCTCTATTGGTTCTTCCTGGTAGGTATCATCTTCGTCAAAGTACGATTCACTAAACATAGCCGCCGTTATCTTTGAATCATCAGAATCAGATACGGCGTAATTAATAAAGTTTTCTGCTTTATACTCCACGATGTAAGGGTCGCCACCACCGACAGGCGCATCGACAACCAAAACAACGTCACCAGCCTCTAAGACCTCGCGCAAAATATCACGCGCTAACTTTTCAGCCGTTCTGCCGTTAATCGTTACCACATCAAACGGTACGTCTACCTCTGGCGCGTTCTTGAACGCTAAACCGATCACGCCATTCTCTGTGAATTGAACTAAGCTCAGAACACGAGCGCGTAGCTTGTACGCGTTGTAATGATCCACACCAACCGAACCGCGAGACTTCATTCCAGCAGTTTTAGGCAAATAACATTCACCCGCCTTGTGAACAACGGCTTGACCCGCGATAAAATCCCGAACCTTTTTAATCGAGGTTAGGCGCTCATGCCGTTCTTTGCTGTGGTGTTTTTTATTCATCAATAACCGCTTGCCACCGCATGGCTCTGTATGACTGGCCTCACGATAGGCATCTCATAATTAATAAAGTAGCCGCCAGCATCGTTGTGATGGTCTAGCCCTTGTGTTTTATCCGGCATTCCGTTTTTGTCGTATGCTTGCTGTTCTAGGCTTCGTGTGTATTCAGGGCATAAAGCCGTATTCACTTTGTAACCCCTAACAAACGCCGCATTCATTGCGTTAACACGGTCTTTTATGGGCGGGTTCTTGCCCTTAGCCCTTACCGTGAATCCGAATTGCCTCAATATTTGTATATCCGTGATTGATGCGTCTTTTGTGCTTCGACTGCCACCGCTAGAGTCTGGATAGACGTAAATAGCGTGACCCGCATCTTTGTACTGCTGCTTGATAATCTGACCTACTTGTGGCGTATCGTAGCCCTGCGATATTTCAGCCACCGCATGTGGCATTCCATCGCGCATCACATGGGTTACGCTAGACATGTTGCCCACGTTAAAATCCATTCCGATGTATAAAGGCTCGTTAGGCTGTATCGACTCTGAACTGCCGCAATCAACACGGTTAAAACTTGTGTAAACCGTTCCACTCGTTAAATTAACAAACTTTCCATCAAGATAAGCGTCTAACAGATTCGGCGGGTACATATCCCGCAATGATTCTATGTAGCCGCTAGGAAGGTTCTTTAAATTGCTAGAGGTGGGCGCTCGTATAATCTCATACCCTGGTCTCGGCTCTTTTTCCCACGCTTCGTAGACAAATCTAAAGCCTTCCGGCGTTGTAGCTACCCCAATAGTGTTAGGCGAACCATCAAACTTCTTCTGCCTGTTTCTAGCTAAGACCCTGCGCCAAACCTCCGCCGCATCGTCACGGCTTAGAGTGTCTAGCTCATCTACGTCTGAATCTGCAACCTCATAACCGATAATCCTAGAGGGTGTGTCCATTGATCGAAATATTATTCGACCGCATCCCGCTATGTGTAACTCATTAGTCGGTGACTTAATCAGCTTATACGGAATCCTTAACTCTTCTAGCTTCTCTTCAAATCTAGGATACGCAATCTGTCTTATCAGATCGTATGTAGGCTCATAAAAAGCAAAGTCGTTCTTAGGGTACTGGAACGCCTGTATTAACCGCCGATTAATTAATGCCTCAGTCTTGCCAGCTCCATACCCCGCAAGCATTAACGGGTATCTAGCCTTTGATGTTATAAAGCTATGTTGTGGAACGGTAGGCTCAAGACGCATGCGGCACTATGTACTCGATTTTAGGAGGCGTTAGGTTTATATCTTGCTTATCCGTTATCAATCCATGCAACTTTGCCAGGTTCTGAGCCGATTGCGTCATTGCGCTCGGCTGTCTGCTCTTTTGCGCTACGGAATAAGCAGCTTTATGCATCTTGTCGATCATATCAACCGTTGTCTCGTTGCGTTTAGCTGCCTCATTTTTGGCTTTTGCTATCGCTTCTGAGATAACAGGTTTTGACAAGTTTTCAGAGCCTTGTTGCTGCGCTGTCTTTTTGCTGTAACCCGCCCTGATAGCCGCCTGAGTAGCGTTTAAATCAATAAGGTACTCAGATACAAAACGCTCTTGCTTGTCTGTTAGTTTATGCTGCAAGGTCATCGTAATAATCACCAGTTTCTAGCATAGCTTTCTTGCCTGTGAATTCCTGCCACCGATTGATAATAACATCGCAAAACTTAGGGTCGAACTCCATAACAAAAGACTTGATCCCGTTTTTTTCTGCCGCAATTAACGTAGACCCTGAACCACCAAAATAATCAGCGATAGTGTCCGACGTTAAGCTAAACCGCTTAATAATCCACTCCATTAAGCCAACAGGCTTCTGAGTAGGATGTACTCTGTTTATTTTTTCACTGGCCTGCGTGAATTGCCTAACAACGCTTCTAAAATTAGCCCAAGCCAGCTCGCAGTCAGTTTGATCGCTCTGGCCGTTGTTTTTATCCCAAACCAACCAACACTCGCTGTCTGGAAGAACGCTACAGTAATAGTTTGCCCCCCACCAAATATGCTTAGATTTGGGAAAGAGACCATAAATCAGCCCGAAAGCATCCTTAGCCACATCAGCGCTATCATCACCCATTATGTCAGAGCCATAATTCGCAGACAGAACGCCTGACTTTGAAACGGCGCTCATTCCATACGGAGGATCTGTATGTATTAAATCAGGGTAAACGCCATCCATCAACTTATCAACATCGGCAATGCTGGTAGAGTCGCCGCACATCAATCTATGATTACCCAATATCCAGACGTCACCAGGCTTTGTTATTGGTGTCTCTGGCAAGTCTGGTACTGCGTCCTCGTCAGTTAATCCGTCCTCGATGACTTCAGGCAATTCGAAGCCCGTTAATTCAACATCAAAATCTAACTCGTTTAAGAACTGAAGCTCGTTATTGACTAGCTCCATATCCCACTCAGTATGGACTTCTCCAAGCCTATTGTCTGCCAGGATGTATGCCTTTCTCTGTGCGGTTGTAAGGTGAGACAACTCAATAGTGGGTACTTCGGCCATCCCTAGCTTTTTTGCAGCCAGCAACCGACCATGACCCGCCATAACGCCCCTTTCTCCATCAACCAGTATGGGGTTATTAAAGCCAAACTCCTTAATTGATGCGGCAATCATTCCGACTTGCTTATCGCTGTGTACTTTTGCGTTATTAACGTAAGGTATTAAGCTGTCTACGTCGGCATTTTTTACAATCAATTATAAGCCCTGTGTAAATTACCCGCCCAATATCGTAAAGTGGTAGCTTTTCCAGCCCCTATTGAGTGATGTTGTGGCGGGTTTATTCTGTATCCCGATATGGAATAAAAAAAGCCCCACCCAAATTAATGAGTGAGGCTTATTGTTTCTTTGGGCGCATTACTCAACCCTTACCTGTATAAGCATACAGTAGTCGCAAGACACAATCAAGTATTCTTTGCAAGTTTTTTCAATTAAATTCCACCTCTGGCAATAAATTCATCTTGAGCATCCTTTAAATCGCGGTAATACGTTGCTCTTGTTGTGCCTAGTCTCTCGAAGTAAAGACCTTTAACGCGCATTGAATAGTCACCCCTGCCCTCGTTAATGCCCTGTCTTATGCTTTCATACAGCCTGCCTATGTACCCATCCCGCTCAAGGTAGTGGCATTGTAAGAACATCCGATTATATGGACTCATGCCGTTAATAATCTGGCTACGATAATTGTTCGCTTCATCACTTGATACGAAGCCAGACCTTTTAGATGGCGGTGAGTATGGCGCACCTGTTAAGCGTTCTATATCCTTTTTGCAGTCTTGATAATCCCTCGCCCATTGTTTTAGCGATGCGTCTGCTAAATCAAACCTTGCCCGACCCTTAACAATGACATCAGGCTGTATCTCTGCCTTGATTGTCTTACCCATAATCAATCCCACGCCACTAAGTCAATAAAACCATCAAAACCATTAGATCGTTCCTTTCGCATTCGCTTAACCTCATCTCGATAATGTTTCGACATTTCGCGCTTATCTGCCTTTGTGTACTTAATCATGTTGTTTGCGTGTCGTTCCGTTAGCCATTGATAACGAGTCTCACCCAATACGCTTTTAGCGAGTTTTGCGTGTGCCGGTGGGTTATCGCCTAGCTTTCTGTGACACCCCCTGCAAATACATAAAGCGTTGTCTGGATATGTCCTAGTGCTAACGTACTTACGGCTTATGATGTGTGAGCAATCCATAACCGATGGTCTACCGCCCATTTGAGCGTTAGTGTCGATAATCCCGCAATTCTGACAAGTCCAGTTATCGCGCTCTCTTACTGCCTCGCTGAATGCTGCGTCTAGTGCGTCACGCTTCACAGATTACCCCCGCCCTGCCGCTTGTTCGCGTTCATGCTTCTCGCCCATTCAAATCGCGCTAATTGTGTTGCTCGTTTAGTCGCTAATAATTCATAGTCCAACACAGCCGATTCATAACCCTCAGTAATCGCTTGATATGCCTCGCTTGCTTCTGCCACGCATTTACGCTCCCCTGCTGTCTTAGCTGTAGCCTGTAAAGTCTGCTGTGCTAAAACTCGTTTAATCTTGTACTCCAAGCCTTTCATGTGCGCCTTAGCCTTAGCGCAATCTTCGTCTGTCTGAGCTAGGTAGGTTAAAGCCTCGCTGGCTATCTCGTGAATTTGACTCACATCCCACCCCCATAAATCAACCACGCGCAATAAATCGTACTTGCGGCGCATATCAGCCCAAACCCCGAACCGATTAGTCCGGTTAAGTCTGCGTTATGACGAAGAAAGCTAAACGCAACATGCAAAGCCATTGCCCCAGCCATGCCCAAAATTATGATAAAAGTTAAATCAATCATCTGGACAGCCTCCGTTCGGACATTCGAGCCTATCCAGCAACGCTTGTTGTTTTGCCTTATGATGCTCTTGTCGCTGTTTCTCTAGAGCGTTAATTTCTCTCTGAACCTCAGCCTTTCTAGCTGTCAACCTTTCGCGCTCTTGGTTTGCTGTCTCTGTCTGGTGAGTCTCAGCCGCCATAATTTCGTTTAGCTGGCCTGTAAGCTCACTTAGCCTTATTTGCTGATTATTCATCTTCTACCCCTAATAACTCATCAATCTCGTTACTCAGCCTGCAAACTAGGTCGGCATATTCCATCATCTTGGATGTAATCGTTTCTTCGCGGTTCATGCGTAACCCCTCAACTCGTTTATCCATCCGACCATAGTCGAACGCTTAACAATCTCTGGCCGAGGCTTATCCCAATCCTGGTTGATTAGCTTAGGCTCGCTCAATTCGTTAATTAGCCTTGTTAATTCCGTATAACCTAAGCATGAATTGTCGTACCACCGCCGCGCATTAAGTACGGATTCAAACGGCGCTTTAGCTCTGTGATGTTTCATAAGTCAAACGCTCCTACCTCTGACGCGAAGTAAATAGCCGCAAGCCATACGCAAAATAGTCCTATTCCAATCATTTCCAGCCTCCGAATATCTGCTTAATTCTAAATTCCACTTGATCGACCCACTTACAGCCAAATCCAGCCGCCACTTGATAGATGACGAATAAAACGCAGACTATCCATAAAATAATTAATCCGATCATAAGAAACCCCTGTAAGTCTTGCCCTTATTAAAGTCGTGAATCCGTTTAAGCAAAGTACCCTGCGAAATCTTCGTGCCTTGCGCCGTTAGCTTGTCGGCTTGCTCTTGAGCGTATGCCTTGCCGTATCCGTTTGCTCGCTTGTAGCCGATAGCTATGCGCTCGATTACTCCTGCCGGAATCTTAATTGTTTGCTTTCCTGCCTTCTCCATGCGCTTAGTGCCATCGCTGTTTCTGAAATCAGGCTCTCCGGTTAAGAACATTTGGACTACATCTTCAAGGTTTGGCGTGTTCAATAATTTTGAACTTTGTGTGTATGTGAACATTATTTGCCCCCCCGCGCCTTTTCTCGCTGGCGTAAATCATCAACACTAACCGCCTCGACTTCCTTAATTAAACCCTCTCTTATTATTGAGTTAGTCGTGCGTTTAGACTTCTTTACGGCTTGCTCTAGCTCCCACCATTCGTAACGGTTGAACTGTAATCCGATTGTTTTAAACGAACTGGTCTTGCCGTCAACTAGCTGCGTTCTAGGTTCATTAGGGTCGTAAGGGTTGCTGTTTTCTAGCTTAGTCTGCATCTTCAACTCAGCCTCAAATAACGCATCCCTAACAAACTCATTAACACCCATCCCAGAAGCCGCTACAGCCTCCCCAAGACGATCAAATTCATACCTGTTGAACTGAATAGAAAGCCCCTTATACTTTCTTGGAGCATTTGGGTTTGAGTCGATTGATCTAATCTCTGCTTTGTTTTTCTTACGCTTAACAAGCTCGTCAATTACAGCTATGGCCTCAGACTTTGTATTACACTTAACGTAATCAATGTTTAATTGACTGCAAAGGCTGTCCATGTATGCCTGTTGGCTTTCTGTTGGCTTAATAATTCTCTTAGCTCTCACCTTTTTCTTTTTAACCAAAAACTTCTTCGCTTGATTAAGAAAGCCTGGAACTGTCTTGCACTTAACCCAAAGTGAAGGCTCGTTACGCTTGCGCCACCGCTTATTCATTGGGTCATACAAAAGGACAAAATTGCTTAGGTTCACCTCTAAAAGCTCACCGTTCAAACAATTAACCAGCTTTGGATTAAAGCCTTTGGCTCTTAGTGTGTTTCTAGCTTGTCTCGTTGTTACTAACATTACTGACCTCCGTTAAATTGTGGATAAGCCATATCACTAAATCTTTGTAGCTCACCCTTGAAAACCAAACGAACTACAGCCGTAGCCGCATTGCGTTGTTTGGCAAAATTCACCTCTGCAATACCCTTCTGCTCGGTGTCTGGCTTATATTCTTCATCCCTGTATAAAAATGCGATTACGTCAGCGTCTTGCTCGATTGAGCCTGAATCTCGAAGGTCTGACATAACTGGCCGTTTATTTGGTCTGCTCTCTAAACTTCGATTGAGCTGTGAAAGTAGAATCACGGTAATATCTAAATCCCGCGCCAGGTTTTTAAGCCCCTTCGTGACTTCGCCTATCTGATTTACTCGGTTGTCGCCTTCGCCTAAATTCATTAGCGTTAGGTAATCAACAATTATGAAATCCAATCCGCCTTGTTTGCGCTTGTAGGCTCTAGCCCTTGATCTAATCTGGTTAAGGTGTAAGCCGCTTTGGTCATCAATCAATAGCTTGTAATCGGCTAGAATCGAACTAGCTGGCGTTAATCTATGCCATTCGTCATCTGCTAGAGTTTTGGGCTGGCGTATTTTCTTGAGACTGATTCCAGACTTAGCCGCCCACTGTCGGTTAAATACCTCTGTCTTGCCCATTTCCATACTGAACATGATCCCGACACCACCATCAGCCAGTTTTCGGTCTACGATATTTAGCGCAAAGCAAGTCTTACCCATTGCAGGCCGACCACCGATAACAACCAGAGAACCACCTGTTAGTCCGCCTGTGGCTCTATCAACATCCGCCAAACCTGTAGAGAATCCGATTAAGTCTGTTTTCGCTTGGTGTCTAGCCTCTAACTCATTCACAGCCAACCGCGCTATTTCCTTCATTCCTTGCGCTGTGTTGTCATTCACTGATTCGATCGCGTCTAGCTTGTTGCCAAGATTATTGGCAACGTAGTCCGGTGAGTTATCACCAAACGCCTCACTTATCGCATCGCCGCATATCTCAATGATTGATCTGAGCTTTGCGTTTTTGCGTACTATCCTGGCGTATGACTTCGCGTTATGGGTCGAAGGTGTGTTCTTAGCTAACGAACTGAGATAAGCCAAATCACCGATAACATCCGAAACTGTCACCACATCAACGGCTGAACCCTCCGCGCTCAAGTCAATAATTGTCTTGTAAATCTCTCGGTGTTCTTTTCGGTAGAAATCAGCCTGTAGCAAAATATCGGCAACGTCATCAATGCAACGCGACTCGATCAACATCGCGCCTAACACGGACTGTTCTGCATCTTCGCTTTGAGGTGGTTGGTTCTCAATCATTGCTTCGCCTCAATCGCTGAAATCAAGTTATTGCGATACATGCCTTGAGTGTGTATGCCTAGCTTCTCAGCCTGAGTTATGAGCTGGTCATCGCTGAGTTTACTAATGTCTTGGTTTTTTCTGTCTCGGCTTTCCCACGTTCTAACCAAAGACTTCCAGTCTTTTATTTTTGTATTGCCGCGCATCCAGTCGCTAGACTTATAGAAATTGAGAAAAGTCTCTGCGTCTATTTTGTTACTACGCTCAAGACAATAAGCATTCACGTCATCTAGCGAGGGTGGCATAAAGCGGCTTTTTCGCTTTTGCCCTCTCTCTTCTTGGTTATTGGTTATTGGTTCTTGGTTATGTACGGCTGTTAAACTAGATTTAACACGTGTTGAATTCTGTTTGCGCTCTGCTGCTTTATGTTTGCGAGCCTTAGCACTTGCAATGCCGGCTTTCGCCTTCGCGTTAATGTTTGCGCGGTATTTGGATAGTTCATGGTCGCATCGCTCGTGAAAATAACCATCACCATGCAAGTCAAAAAACTCGTCTAAAACGTCAATTAGTGCCTGTTTTTCTTCATCAGAACGGCATAAAAGTTTTTTCTGCAAGCGATCAATGTCGTCTGTTAGTACAGATTCGGTGTCGTAGTACAGTTCTATTGCATCTCTGTACACGCTCCGTTCAACACGTGTTAAATGTCGTGTTGCGTTGTTAAAGTCGCTAATGTGGTGAGGGTAAAAATTCATCAGTGATACACCGCCTTTAAATTAGTCATTGATATTCCCCTAGTTGGTAAAAAGTTAGACACTTTTTGGTTAAAAAAAAGACCAATCACGCTACTTTGTGAACGCTTAATAGGTCTGGCTGTTTGTCACCACGCCCGATAGACTTAGCTGCATGAAAATTAGCAATCTCATGTTCGATAGCACTACGCACAAATGCGCTCACCTGTGTATGACAAAGGCTTACGACCTCGTTCATAGCTTCGGCTGTGTATTCGTCTATTACTGTTCTGACCGCTACGCTTTTAATTGCTTTAATGTCTTGGTACATAATTTATCCTCGGTAAAAAAAGCCACCGCCGCGTTTAGGCATTGGGGGCAAACATCACTAGGAGTTGTGGTTCGGTTGTTTTGTTATTCCAAACTCTGCGCAAAAAGCATCTTTCCATTTGTACGGAACGCCGCGATTTTTCCAGTGTTGGATTAACTGAGGGTAGAATTTAGAGCCTGTCCTCTCAGACATTCTCTTGGCTACTTGGGTTGAGCCGTGAAGCTCAATCTGTTTAATTTCATCATTCATGCGTGAAGCATAAACGTATTGTTTATTTAATGCAAGCGAATGTTTATCAAATAAACTCGTTTTGTTTATTACTATCGAAGCAGTATCAAAATAAAATAAGGCTATGAAAACAATATTTGAAATCGTCCAGGAGCGATTGGCTCAACTGAAGAAGAAAAATAACTGGCTTGCCGATAAAATCGGAACGTCACCACAGAACATAAATAATTGGAGGGTTAGAGGAATACCAGCAAAAGAGGTTACGAAACTTGCAGAGGTTTTGGGTTTAGATCGTGATGCTTTAGAGCGGGGCGAGCTAAATCTAGTCACAGAAAAAAAAACATTAAATGGAGATAACAGGCATTTGTCTCAATTTCGCCCTGTGTTAGCCTATGACGTTCCGTTAGACTTACCTGAGGGGGATTTTGTAATGGTTCGCAAATTAGACGTTCTCGCGTCAGCAGGATTTGGCAGCGACAACAACGGCTTAGTCATGGCAGACAAGCCGATAGCATTTAGAGCTGACTGGATTAGAAAGAGCAAAGCCAAGTCTACCGATCTTGTTGTATTAGACATTGATGGTGATTCAATGCACCCCACGTTATTTGATGGTGATGACGTTCTAATAGACCTCAAACAGAACCAGATAGTGAACGGTAACGTCTACGCCTTCGTTGTTGATGGTGTTGTAATCGTTAAGCGGTTAAGCATAAAAGGCAATGTAGTTATTGCACAATCAGACAATCAATCAGACCCTCGATTTAAGTACGACTCCGAGTATTCCGATAATGAGACATTCAAGGTAATAGGCCGAGTTGTTAATCGTAGTGGGTCAGGAAACCTTTAGAGGATAGCAATGTATAAATCAATAACCGCCCTGGCGCTTGCGCTTTTGACCGGATGCGCCATTACTCCAATAGATAGAAATAACGTCACAGCATTGTAACCGCCGTACAACGCTAAACCGCCCCGCTTCACCAAGCCGCCTTCGGGCGGTTTTTTTATGCCCACTGAAAATAAATAAACATTTGTTTATATTGTTGTTTACTTTAGATAAACATTGTGTTTAAATACACCCATCAAAGCAATACACCAACCAGGTGAGATTATGAATAGAGCACAAAACAGCATAAAAGAAGGAAACGAGTTTCTAGAGCTAATCGCTGAGAACGATGCGGCAGAGGATAGATACAACGCCCACCGCGAGAATCTAAAGCGTATAGGTGAATCATTAGCAGACTCTAGTCGTGACGACATTGTATGCCTGATAGGTGAGTCGCCAGAAAGTGCGGCTCTGAATCTAAAGGCAATGATTATCGAACGGCTGACAGGTAATTACCGCGCAAACTTTGCGGAGCGTTTTGATTTTTGGGCAGAGAAGCTAACGGAAGATTGTGAGGCGATCAAATGAACCACGAACAATTACAAGACGACTTTTACCGCAACTTTGAGGGTCGCAATTGGTACATCGAAAGCGATCATTTAGCCGACAAAGTGCCTGTTTTTCGATCATTGAAGATAGCAAACGAATCAGCGCATGGCGAGGCAGTTAGACCTTTAGTTAGGGCTAATAGATACGCAAGGCAGAACCGATTAACCGCAACATTACTTGGAGTAACACACGATGACATTCACTAAGAAAAAACAAATGAGCCTGAAACTCAGAACTAAGTACAGCCTAGAGTCTCAGCTTTTCTACATCAATCGATGGTTAAGGGTAAACGGCTCGGACATATTAGCCGGACTTGCGCTTGGCTTGGCTTTGATGCTCTTTGGCGCTGTATGAATCCAGACAAAGACCAGTGGGATAGGTGTAAGAAGCTATCCGAAGAACTAAAACAGCTTATCGAACAAATGAGGTTAGACAATGAGCAGTTTCGCAAAAGAATCATGGGAAACATTGAGCGCAATCAATGTGAACGAACACACCAAAAAGAAGGGTCGCCTAACGTACCTGTCTTGGGTTTGGGCTTGGCAGACACTAATGGATAACTACCCTGAATCTAATTATAAATGGTTAAAGCCCACTTATGAGCTAGATCAAACCATGACTGTAGGCGTAAAGGTTACGCTTAAAAAAGGTGATCACAGCATAAGCAGAACAATGTTGTTGCCTGTGATGAACAACACTAATAACGCGATACCTAATCCCGATGCGTTTCATATCAATAACGCAAGAATGCGGTGTTTCGCTAAAGCCATAAGCATGTTTGGATTAGGTAGCTACATCTATGCTGGTGAGGATATTCCATCGGCTGAAAAGAACCAAGAACCTGATCCTGTGCGATTTGCAGAACCTAGAAAGCCACACAAAGAGCAGTTTGATTTGAATGTTCATGCGATGGATAAATCGCAAAACATCGAAATGCTGAGGATTCTAACGACTGAGGCCGTTAAGTATTTCAATGGATGGAATGAGGTTGAACTAGCAGACGCTATCAGAGCCAAAGGCGTTGAATTTTCTAAGCGTTTTGAATCGGAGAAAGCGGCATGATTTATCTAGACATTGAAACTATCCCGACTGAGCGCCCCGAAATAATAGAGCGCGTAGTGAGTAAACTTAGCGCACCAGGGAACTACAAAGACCCTGAAAAGATCGAGGCGTACATCGAAGCACATAAGCCAGAGGCGGTACATAAAACAGGCTTAAGCGGGTTATTTGGTCAAGTCTTAATGATTGGCTTTGCTATTGATGACGAGCCAGTAAAGGTTATGCGAGCGGGAACGGAAGCCGATATTTTGCAAGCGTTTCGGAATGTGGCTTGCAGGGTTAAAACTCAAGACCAGGAGTATTGCACCAATACGTTAGTCGGTCACAACATACTCGGATTTGATGCGCCTTTTCTATCTCAGCGAATGATGATTAACGGAATGAAGCCATTGTTTAGGCATGGCGGCAAGCCCTGGGATATGCCGATTGATGACACCATGACGATGTTTGCATGTGGTAGTCGAGACAAATACAGCCTTGATAACTTATGTCTAGCGTTTGGAGTGCCAACGCCTAAGTCCGGCATGAATGGAAGCCAAGTTTACGAGTATTACAACGCAGGAAAAATAGACGAGATTGCGGAGTATTGCGCTCGTGATGTTGAAGCAACCAGAGCAATTTACAAGAGGATGGTGGGATTATGAAAGACCGATATTTGAATGAAAGAGCAGTAGCTAGAGAGCTTAGTTACATCAATGAAGAAAGCCCTATTACGGCGGACACTTTCGAGCTAATAGAGCGCGCTAGGTGGATTCTAATGGAGCTTTGCGATGAAGCTGAAATGTTAATGCTAGAGCTAGAACAACTTAAACGAACGGAGAAAGCAGCATGAATTTATTAGTAATAACAGGCAACCTAACCAAAGACGCTGAGACACGCTTCACAAGTGATGGCAAGGCTGTATGCGGCTTTGATGTGGCGAATAATCAAGGGTTTGGAGACAAGCAGCACACAGAATATTACAAGTGTTCTTTATGGGGTAAACGTGCCGAATCACTGGGTCAATACCTAACCAAAGGAAAGCAAGTCACCATATACGGCGAACACCGAACCGATAAGCGCGAGTATAACGGCAAGACATACTTTGATAACAAGCTGTTTGTTAATGATGTGGTGCTGACTAGCGCAAGCGATGGACAAAGCAATACGCAAAACCAGAAGCAGAACCACGACCCATCTGCAAGGCAACCAAACCCTCAAGGTCATCCCCAGGCGGAAGGCTTTGATGACGACATTCCGTTCTGATTTTGCATGAATTTTGGATGGGGCTTAGGTGTACGCTTAAGCCCGAACGATTAACGCTAAACGTATGACTGGAGTAAGACAGTGAGTAAGGTAGATTTAAACGAAGTGGAGTCAATACTCTCAGATGTAGCCATTCAAAAAAGCGAACCCACTAACCCCGCGCTAGACGAAGTGGTAGCGATGATTGTGAGTGAGATTAGCGGGTATTTA